GGCGGCGCCCCGCCGCCCTACATGCGCAGGGAACGCCTCAAAAGACCAACGAAAACGGGCAGTTAGGGCACCACTTTCGACGAAAGGGACCGCGCACGTGCTAGGGGGCGACTTTTCGGTCGAGGTGTTCGACGACGTCGGCAAGCCGACCATGACGGTCACGGTGCGGTGTAATCGGTGCCAGGTGGTCATTTCGAGCCGGCGGTTTGACGCGCGCCACGACTCGCCCGACGCGGGGGGCACCGACGGCGTGGCGCATGCGCGGGCGTGCCTGGCGCACAGGTGCGCGGCGTGACCGGCGCGTTGACCGGCGAGCTCGTGACGCAGGCGGAATACGCCCGCCGCCGGGGCGTCAAGCGGTGGACAGTCTACCGGCGCACGGTGCCGGGGGGCGGGTCGATTCCGGTGCACGGGGCGAGGAAGTTGATCGAGGTCGCCGAGGCGGATCGCTTGTGGACGGCGACGGTGGCGACGCAAGGGCTCGGGAGTGGGAACGCGTCGGGGGTGTCGCTTGTCGCGGCGCGTGCCGCCGCGTTGGCGCTCGACGTCGAGGTCAAGCGGTTGGCGCTCGACGAACGGCGCGGCGTGCTCATTTCGCGCGAGGCGGCGACGCGCAAGGCGTTTGCGTTTGGGCGGTTGTGGCGGGACGCGTGGCTTGCGTGGCCCGCGCGGGTGGCGCCGCTCGTCGCGGCGGCGTTCGAGCTCGACGCGGGGGCGGTGACGGTCATGCTCGACGCGCACGTGCGGGAACACCTTGCCGACCTCACTCGCGAGCGCCCCGAGTTTTGACGGCGTCGACGCCGCCGACGCCGCGATCGCGGCGGCGGTGCTCGACGGGTTGTGCCCGCCGCCGTCGCTCACGGTGTCGGCGTGGGCCGACGAACACCGGGTGTTGTCGGGGCGGTCGTCGGCGGAACCGGGGCGGTGGAAAACGGCGCGGGCACCGTATTTGCGCGAACCGTTCGACTGCTTGTCGGCGACGTCGTTGGTGCGCCGCGTGGTGGTCATGAAAGCGGCGCAACTCGGGTTCACCGAGGGCGCGGTCAATTGGCTCGGGTATGTGATCCACCACGCGCCCGCGCCGTTCTTGTTCGTGCAACCGACGGTCGACTTGGCGAAACGGTTGTCGCGGCAACGGATCGACCCGGCGATTGCCGAGGCGCCCGAGCTCCGCGAGCGGGTGGCGCCCGCGCGGAGTCAACCCGACTCGGGCAGCAACACGGTGCTGCTCAAAGAGTTTCCCGGCGGGCTCGTCGCGTTGACGGGCGCCAACTCGGCGGCGGGGTTGTCGTCGATTTCGGCGCGTAACCTGGCGCTCGACGAGATTGACCGCTTTCCCGGCAACGTCGAGGACGAGGGCGACCCGATCGGGTTGGTCGAGGCGCGGGCGCGCACGTTCGGGGCGCGGCGAAAGGCGTTACTCATGTCGACGCCGACGATTGCGGGCACGTCGCGGATCGAGCGGGAATTTCTGGCGACCGATCAACGCCGGTATTACGTGCCGTGCCCCGCGTGTGACGCGTTCCAAGTGCTCACGTTCCCGCGCCTCGAATGGGAACCCGGCAACCCGAAAACGGCGCGGTACCGGTGCGAGGCGTGCGGCACGCGGATTCGCGAGGCGGCGAAAACGCGCATGTTGGCGCGCGGCGAGTGGCGGGCAACGGCGCCGTCGAGCGATCCGACGGTCGCCGGGTTCCACGTGAACGCCTTGTATTGCCCCGTCGGGTGGTTGTCGTGGCCCGAGATTGCCGAGGCGGCGGAAAAGGCGGCGAAGGATCCGCAACTGCAACAAACCTTTGAAAATACGATTCTCGGCGAACCGTATGCGGCGCGGGGCGACGCGCCCGACTGGCACCGGTTGCGGGATCGGGCCACCTCCGACCCGCTCGGGACGGTGCCGGCGGGGGCGTTGTTCTTGACAGCCGGGGTCGACGTGCAACGCGACCGGATCGAGGTGTCGGTGTGGGGGTGGGGGCGCGGGCGGCGGTCGTGGCTCGTCGACCACCGGGTGTTAGAGGGCGACACGGCGGGCGACGTGCCGTGGGCGGCGTTGACCGAGTTGGTCGCGGCGACGTATCCGGTCGCCGGGGGCGCCCTCGGCATGCCGCTGGCGCGGGTGGCGATCGACACGGGGCACGCGACGACGGTGGTGCATGCGTGGGCGCGGAATCAACCGACGGGGCGTGTGGTGCTCGTGCGTGGCGGCGGATCGGGGCCCGCGTTGGTGGCGTTGCCGCGTGCCGCCGAGTCGGTCGAGCATAGTGCGACGCCGGGGCGGCGGCGGCGCCGCGCACGGGGGTTGCGCGTGTGGCAAGTGAACGTGCACGCGATCCAAACCGAAACCTATGGGTGGTTACACTTAGACGCACCCGCGCCGGGGGCGCCGACGCCTGCCGGGTGGGTGGCGATCCCGGCGGTCGGCGACGAGTGGTTGAAACAACTGTGTGCCAAGGCGCTCGTGCGCACGATCCGCAAGGGGGTCGAGCGGTCCGAGTGGGTGAACGTGTACCGGCGCGACGAGGCGACCGATTGCCGGAACTACGCCCGCGCCGCCGCGCACCTCGTCGGACTCGACCGGTTCGGTGAGGACGACTGGCGCCGCCTCGAAATCCCGCTCGGGATCGACGCGAGCGCGCCGCCCGACGACCCGCATGTGAGCATGCTGGGCGACCTCGAGATCCGCCGCGGCGACGCGGCACAGCAAGTTAGCAAGGACGCAACACCACCGACGGGCAGCGCGCCGAGCGCGGTGCCACTCCCCGGCGCGGCGGCGCCGGTCGGGTGGCGGCGGTCCTCGTGGTGGGACCGGCGACGGCGCTAGTGGCATGGCAAACCGCAAGGGTGACACAACCTAGCCGGGTGGGTTCGTCTAGGGGGCATGATGACTTTTTCCCCCGCCCCCGCCGCCGACCTCCGGGTCGCCCCGTTCACGTTCGCCGCGACCGAAATCAGGGTCGAGGCGCTCACCCCCGCCGGACGCGAGTTTCTCGCCGGGATCGCCGGCACGTGCGCGGGCGTCGCCCCCGCGTCGGTCACGCTCCCCAAGTCGCGCGGCGCCGACCTCGCCGAGTTTGCCGCCCGCAAGGGTTTGCAGGTGGCGGCATGACGCCCCCGCATTGCCGCACGCATCCGGCGGTCGAGCTCGTGTGCCCGTGTTGCGAGCAATCGCGGCGCGGGCGGGCGACGAGCACCGCCAAGGCGACCGCCGCCCGCGCGAACGGGCGCAAGGGCGGGCGCCCGCCGCGCGCTACGACCCGCGCGGTGCTCGCCGCCCTCGTGGTCGCCCTCGTCGCCCCCACCGCCCACGCGGGCACGGTGTGGCGGGTGTGGTGCGCCGACACCCCCCGCGCCGGGGTCGAGGCGTCGCTTGAGGCGTGCAAGCAATCGACGGCGACGATCAACGACGCGGTGCGGGCGTGCCACACCGAGGGCGGGCGGATCGTGGTCGAGGCGATGCTGCGCAAGCCGGGGGCGTGCGGCAACTTTCCCGCCCGCCCCGATTGCGAGTGCCGGTTCGAGTAACCCGCACCCGCTCGACCGCCACCTCGACCGCCCCGGTTGCCGCCCGGTGACCGGGGCGGTCGTGCGTTCGGGGCACAAGTGTGCTAGCGGCGACGGCATGGCGTTTCGCCCCGGTCGCCCGCGCCCGTTCGTGGCCCGCGCCACCGTCGACGGGCGCACGCTCGACGCGTTGCCGATCACCCCCGATATGTTGAACGCGTTAACCCAAGCGATCGCGGGCGGCGTCACGTCGGTGTGGTACGCCGACCGGCGCGTCAACTTTATGACGCTCGACGACCTCTTGCGGGCGTGGGAATGGCTCGCGACCATGATGGGCCTCGCCGAGGCGTCGGCGCCGACGCGGCGGTATGCGAGTTTCTCGAAAGGGTTGGTGCACGGCGGGTACGGTGCCGACGAACACGCCGAGGTGTGGGACGCGTTGTTCTCGCGCGGCGTGCCGCCCGATCCCGACCGCCGGGGCGACGTCGATTGGGAACGGGCGCGGTGACCACCCCGGCGTTTGCCTACGTTCGGGGGCGGCGGAATTGTGAACGTAGCAAAACCGCGTCGGGGGGGGTGACCGGTGCCCGAGGCTAACACCATGCCGCCACCCCTGCCGCCCCCGACCCTCGTGCCCCCCGTGCGCCCGTCGTGGCTCGACCGCGTGATCGGGTGGGCGTCGCCGTCGCGCGGGTTACGCCGGCAACGGGCGCGGGTCGCGTTGCTCACCTTGCGGGAATACGAGGGCGCCGCCCGGAGTCGTCGCACCGAGGGGTGGCGCATGACCCACGGCACGTCGGCAAATACCGAGCTCGCGTGGTCGTTGCCCCTCTTGCGCGACCGGAGTCGCGACCACGTGCGGAACAACCCGTATGGGCGCCGCGCGGCGCGCCGCCTGGCGTCGGCGCTCGTCGGCTATGGGATCACCGGCACCGTGACCGATACGGGCGAGGACACCGCACGGGTCGAGCGGGTGCAAGCGTTGTGGGACGCGTGGGCGTCGACCACGGCGTGCGACCTCCGCAACAAGCAAACGTTCGGCGGCATGCAACGCCTCGTCGCGCGCACCTTGGTCGAGTCGGGCGAGGTGCTCACGCGCCGCGTGTGGGACGCGGCGGCGCCCATGGGGTTCCGCTTACAGGTGCTCGAACCGGATTATCTCGACGCCGTGCCGGGGCAATTCGTCGGCGGCGCGCCGACGCCCCTCGACGACGGGCACCGGATCTTGAGCGGGGTCGAGGTCGACGGCACCGACCGCCCCGTCGCCTATTGGCTCATGCCGCACCACCCCGGCGACGTGTGGGTCGGGCAAATCGGCATGCCGGTGCGGGTCGACGCCGTCGACATTGCGCACGTGTTCGACGAGGAACGCGCGGGGCAAATGCGCGGGTGTCCCATGCTCGCCCCGGTCATGATTCCGTTGCGCGACTTGGACGAGTGCAAGGACGCCCACCAAGTCCGGCAAAAGGTCGCCGCGTGTTTCTCGGTGTTCTACTTGACCCCCGACGGCGCGACGCGGTCGCGCCAAGATCCGTTGACCGACCACGTCGAGCCGGGATTGATCGAGGAACTCCCCCCCGGCTACGAGGTGCAATTCGCCAACCCGCCGGGGGTCGAGGGGTACGCCGACGTCATGCGGATCGGGTTGCAGGCGGTCGCCGCCGGCACGTCGGTGCCCTACGAGGAAATCTCGGGCGACTTCTCGCAATTCAACTTTGCGAGCGGGCGCATGAGTCGCGGCGCGTTTTTCGAGTACGTCGAGGAAACCCAATGGCAAGTGATCGTGCCGGGGTTTTGCGACCGCGTGTGGGCGTGGTTCACCGAGGCGGCGGCGGTGCGCGGCGTCGACACGGCGGGCCTCACGATGACGTGGACGATGCCCCGCCGCCCGCTCGTCGACCCGCAACGCGAGATTCCGCCGACGATCGCGGCGGTGCGCGCGACCTTGACGTCGCCGCAAGAGGCAATCCGCGAGCTCGGATACAACCCGCGTGAGATTCTCGCCGAGTGGGATACGTTCCAGGGGTGGCTTGACGACCTCGGGGTGAAATCCGACCTCGACCCTCGGTGGTCGACGATCCCCGGTGCCCGCCCGCGCGGCGTCGATCAAACGACGGGGGCACCGACGGCGCCGCCGCCCGTGCGCCGTCGCGGCGTGCCCCGACGCGGCGTGCGACCGGCGCCGCCCGCGACGAACGGCGACACCCCGCACGATCCCGACGACCTCGCCGACTAGCGGCGGCGGTGCGCCTCGACCCACGTGCGCAAGTCGGCGACTTTGACGCGCGCCCGTTGCCCGAACACATAGGTTGCGAGCTCGCCCCGGTCGACCGCGCGGCGCAACGTCGATTGCCGTAACCCGAGGTCGCGCGCCGCCTTGGTCAACCCGATCATGCGGTCGCGTGCGATCGGGGTATCCATGCGGCACCGTGTAGCACCGTCGGGACGCAATTTCTAACGCCACCCCATTGTAACCGCCCGCGATCGCGTGCGAACCGCGCCCGTAGTGGGCGCGGCGGCGGTCAAGTTACCCCTCGGGCAAACGCGGGCGGCATTTCGCCCCGAAACGGTGTTGCCCTCGACCCGCACGGTCGAGCTCGTGTGGACGACTGGCGCGCGGGTGCGGCGCTTTGGGTGGGACGGCGATTGGTTCGAGGAATTGGCGCTCGATGACGGCGCGGTCGACCTCGGGCGCCTCAATCGTGGCGCGAACCTCATCGAGTCGCACCGATCGTACACCCTCGACGGCGTGCTCGGGGTCGTCGAGTGGGCGCGCCTCGACGACCTCGGCGACGGCAAACGCGAGGGGCGCGCCCTCGTGCGGTTTTCGGATCGCCCCAAGGCGCAAGAGATTTTCGCCGACGTGCAGAGCGGAATCATTCGCAACGTGTCGGTGGGCTACATCACGCACGAGCTCGAACAAGTCGAGAAACCGACGCGCGACGCCCCCGGCGTGTACCGGGCGACGCGATGGGAACCGGTCGAATTGTCGTTGTGTGCGGTGCCCGCCGACGCGGGCGCACAGGTGCGGGCCAATGCCCCCGAGGGCGAGTGGTTCCCTTGCACCATACGGGAGGGTCGCAACATGGGTCAGGAATCCACCACGGTCGACGCGCCGACGCGGCGCAAGGCGACGACGCGCCCCGCGCGGTCCGAGGAACGCCCCGAGGGCGCGCCCGAACCGGGCGTCGACGACGTCGAGGATCCGCCGCCGCCCCCGCCCGCCGATCCCGACGTCAACACCGAGGACGCCGCCGCCGCCGCGCGGGCGGCGACCGCCGCCGAACGCACGCGGGCGCAGGAAATCACGAGCCGCGTGCGCCTCGTGGGCCTCGACCCCGAGCTCGCCCAACGGTGGATCAACGACGGCACGCCGCTCGCCGAGGTCGAACGCGCGGTGTTCGCCGAGCTCGCGAAACGCCAGGCGCCCCCGGTGCGGTCGGCGGTGCAAGTCGTCGGCGCCGGGATCGAGCGCATGCGCAACGGCATCATCAACGCCCTCTTGCACCGCATCGCGCCGCAGAAAAACGAGCTCAACGAGGACGGCAAAAACTGGCGCTCGCAAAGCCTCATGGAAATCGGGCGCACGCTCCTCGAAGCGCGCGGCGTGCTCACCGGACCCCTCGGCAAAATGGAACTCGCGGGCGTCGCCCTCGGGATCGTGCGCCCGCCCATGCAGCGCGAGGGCCCGCACGGGTTCTTGGCGACCTCAGACCTCGCGGTGTTGCTCGCGACGATCGGGCGCACCACGCTCACCGAGGGATACAAAACCGCCGAGCGGTCGTTCCCGCCGTGGACGCGGCAAGGCACGTTGCCCGATTTCCGGGTGTCGACCCGCGTGTCGCTCGGACTCGGACCGCAACTCTTGTCGGTGCCCGAACACGCCGAGTATTCGCGCGGCAAACTCGTGGTGCAAGGCCAGCCGGTACAACTCGGCACGTGGGGGCGCATTCTCGCGTTCACGCGGCAAGCCATGGTCAACGACGACGTGTCGTTGTTCACGCGGATTCCGCAATTGTTCGGGAACGCCGCCGCCGCCCTCGAAGGCAACGTCGTGTACAACTTGCTCATTTCCAACCCGCTCATGGCCGACGGCAACGCGTTGTTCTCGGCGCCGCACAACAACTTGATGACCGCGTCGATAATCGACATCAAGAATGTCGGACTCGCCCGCGCCGCCATGATGAACCAAAAGAGCGCCGACGGGCAATACATCACGATCATGCCGAAATTTATGATCGTGGGCCCGCTCCAAGAGGTGTACGCCTACCAATTCATGACCCCGATTACGATTGTCGGGCCCGTGTCGAACGTCGTGCCCGAGCAACTCCGGCAAATGCAAGTGATCGTCGACCCCCGGATCACCGACTACTCGTGGTACCTCGCCGCGTCGCCGAACCAGATCGACACGATCGAGTACGATTACCTCGCGGGCGGCACGCAGGGGCCCGAGCTCGAAACCCGTGAGGGGTGGGACGTCGACGGGCAGGAATACAAAGCGCGCGAGGATTTCACCGCCGCCGTGATCGACTGGCGCGGCCTCGTGAAAAATCCCGGTGTGGCACCGGCATAAGGGGCGCCCATGATAAATTTTGTTGAACCGGGCAACGTCGTCGCGATCACGGTCACCCGCGACGTGAAAAGCGGCGACGGGTTTTTCAAGGGCAAGTTGTTCGGGGTCGTCACGAACGACGCTAAGAACGGCACCAAGGCGCAATTGCTCATTCAAGGCGCCGTGTCGCTCAAAAAGGCGGGGGCGTTCAACCCCGCCGAGGGCGCCGCCGCCGTGTTCGACGAACCGAGTCAGACACTCATTTCGGGCGCCGGCACGTCGGTCGGGTACGTCATCACCACGAACGACCCCGACGACGCCACCCGCGCATGGGTGCGCCTGATTCCGTCGTTCGCCTGAATGGGTTTTCCCTACTGGAATTGGCAAGACGTCGTTCTCGAACGCTGCATGGCAACGTTCGGGGAACCGGTAATCGTGTACCCGGCGGGCGGGAATCCCGCCGGGTACGTGGTGCGCGGCATTTGGGAAACGCGCGCCGACCATGCACCGCTCGGGCTCACGGTCGACCTCAGTAACCCGTCCATCACGGTCGATTTTCGGATCGTCGAGTTGCCCGACGCCGAGGTGCCGACGCAAGGCATGCAGTTAGAGGCGCGGGCGACGCGGTGGGAAGTTGTCGACGTCGAGCAAGACGGCGGCGGGCGCGTCAAATGCCGCGTGTTTCGGATCGGGCCCGGATCGGGCGCGCCGTTGCCGCCGGTCGATATGCCCGCCCCGATCCCGCCGTCGGCGACGGCGTGGGTCGACGACGGCACCGAGGGCTACCGGTGAGCACCGTCATTTTGCGCCGCCGGGTCATGCGCGACTTGACCATCGCGTGCCTCATGAACCAAACCGACGCCGCCGACCGCGTCTATCCCACCCCGGTCGTGCCGTGGCGCCGCGAACGCCCCTTGCCGGCGATCGGCGTTTACACCCTGGCGGAACGCGCCGCGCCCCTCGGACTCGGCAACATGGGCCCGATTCAGTTGCGGCAATCGCTCGACATTGCGATCGAGGCGGTCGTCGAACACCTCACCGACGACACCCAAACGCCCGAGGATCGCTTGCGGATCGACACCGCAACACCCCTCGACCAATTGTGCGCGCAAATCTCGTGCGCCTTGTTACCGAACCCGACGTGGCTCGCCCCGATCGAGGGACTCGAAAAATGGGCGACGCGGATCGAGCTCGGGCGCGTCGACGAAACCGAACGGCCCACCGCCGCCGCGACGATCACGGCGACGGTCAATTACACGTGCATTGCCGAACCGGTGATTACCGACTTGTTCGGCACCATGTGGCTCGACGTCGACGTGATCGACCCCGCCGCCGACCCGAACACGACGGGGCACCCGACGACGCCGCCCGACGGGTACCCCGGCGGGTATCCGGGGCCCGACGGGCGGGTCGAGGTGCGCGCCGTGGTCGTCATGCCGCCGGTCGTGCAACCGATCACGAAGCATTGACCATGGCGCAACGAGGACCCAAACCGCTCGCGTTGCTCGACCGTTTTCGGCGTGGACTCCGCGCGGGGGCGCCTAGCGCGTGCTGGTTGTGGGGTCGGCGCACCGACGGGCGCGGCAAGGGGCACGTGCGGATCGCCGACGACGCGGGCGGGCGCATCTACGTGCACCGTCTCGCCTACGAGCTCGCCCACGGGGCAATTCCGGCGGGCCTCGACGTGTTGCACCATTGCGACGTGCCCCGGTGTTGCAACCCGGCGCATCTATTCCTCGGCACGCAAGCCGACAACATGGCGGATAAGGTGCGCAAGGGTCGCCAGGCACGCGGCGAGGATGGGATCGGCTCGTCGCGGCTCACACTCGCGCAAATTCGCGAAATTCACACGCTCGGCAAGACGCTTTTGCAGCGGGAAATCGCCGCCCGGTTCGGCGTTCGCCGTCCCACAATCTCGCGCATCCTTAACGGGACGCGCTGGCCTCATGTGGCGGCGGGAGGTGCACCGTGCCCGTAGACTTCAACAGGATTCCTAGCAATCTTCGTGTCCCTCTGTTCTGGGCAGAATTCGACGCCACGCAAGCGGGCTACCTGGCGACCGCGTCGCCCGCCTGCTTGCTCGGGCACAAGGACACCGCCGCGCCCGCCGTGGACGATAAGCCGGTGCTCGTGTCGGGCGTCGATCAGGCGGCGGCGTTGTTCGGCGCCGGATCCATGCTCACCGCCATGGTCGACGCGTACCGGGCGAACGACCCGACCGGCGAGTTGTGGTGCGTGCCCGTCGCCGACCCGGTCGGTTCCGCCAAGGCGACCGGAACGGTCACGTTCGCCGGCACGCCGACCGCCACGGGCACCGTCGCCGTCTACGTCGGCGACCGCCGCTACACCGTGACGATCACCCCGACCGACACCCCGACCACGATGGGCGCCGCCCTCGCGGCGGCGATCGCCGCCGACCCGTGGGCGCAAGTCGGCGCCGTGGCGACGGCGGGTGCGGTGGCGTTGACCGCGCACACGCACGGCGAGGTGGGAAACAGTCTGTTCCTCGGGTTGAACCTGCGCGGCGTGCGCGGCGGCGAATACACCCCCGCCGGGGTGACCGTCACCCTCGCCCCGTTCGCGGCGGGTGCCGGCGTGCCCGACGTGACCGCCGCCCTCGCCGCCCTCGCCGACGCCGAGTATGATTACGTCGGGATCGGGTGGTCGGACTCGGGCACGCTCGACGCCGTGCGCGACGCGTTCAACGAGGTGGCGGGGCGGTGGGCGTGGTCGGTGCAACTCTACGGGCACGCGTTCGCCGCACAGGCGGGCGACCTGCAAGACCTCGTCGACTACGGCACGACCCGGAACGACCCCCACACGACCCTCATGGGCTACCCCGCCGGGTCGCCGTCGCCTGCCTGGCGGGTTGCGGCGGCGCTCACCGCCGAGGCGGCGGTCGGACTCCGCGCCGATCCGGCGCGCCCGCTGCAAACGTTGCCGCTCGTTGGCGTCGTGATCGCGCCGCGCGGCGAGCGGTTCACCGTCGGCGACCGGCAAACGTGCCTCTATCACGGCATCGCGACGTTGAGCGCCTCGGTCGACGACTCGGTGCATATCGAGCGGTCGATCACGACGTACCAAACGAACACGTGGGGGCAAGCCGACCCGTCGTGGCTCGACGTGCAAACGCCCGCGACCCTGCAATACGTCGTGCGGGCGCTCCGCAACGCGATCCTCACCAAGTACCCGCGTCACAAATTGGCGAACGACGGCACCCGGTTCGGCGCGGGGCAAGCAATCGTCACCCCCAAGATTCTGAAAGCCGAGCTCGTCGCGCAATACGCGTCGCTCATGGAATTGGGCCTCGTCGAGAACATGGACGCGTTCAAGCAATTCCTGATTGTCGAGCGGGACACCGTCGACCCGAACCGGGTCAACGTGTTGCTCCCGCCCGACCTCGTCAACCAACTCCGTATTTTCGCGATGCTCGTCCAATTCCGCTTGCAATACTCACCGCAAGCGTTGGCGTCGGCGGCGGCATAAGGGGCACCCATGGCGGCACACAAGGTCGGCGGGGTCGCGTACATCAAGGTCGACGGCACGCAATACCTCTTGCGCGGCGACTTGACCGTGTCGCCCGATCCGTTCGAGCGCAAGGGCGTCGCGGGGCAAGACGGCGTGCACGGGTACACCGAAACGCCGCGCCTGCCGACGATCAAGGCGACACTCACCGACATTGCCGGGTTGTCGCTCGAATCGTTCCAGAAAATGACGGCGGTCACCGTCACGGTCGAGTTGAACAACGGCAAGGTGTACGTGCTCCGCGAGGCGTGGACGTCGGCGGCCCGTGAGCTCGCGACCGCCGAGGGCTCGCTCGCCGTCACGTGGGAGGGGATGTCGTGCGAGGAATTGCTCGCGGCATGACGGGGCACGGGTCGACGCCATGACCGACTCGATGCCCCTGCGTGTGGTGCAAACGTCCGACGACCTCGTCGCGGCGGCGCTTCCTCCCGCCGCCCCGGCGAGGTCGGGTCGCGAACCGGTGTCGGTACCACTCGCGGTGCCGATCGAGGCGCACGGGCACGTCGTCGAGGTCGTGACGTTGCGCCCCCTCAAAGTCGCCGACATTCAGGAATTGCCGTTCGACCCTCTCAACCGCGTGAAAATCGACCCGGCGGCGATCAACGGGTACCTCGTGCGCCTCGGCGACATACCCGCGTCGAGTGTCGCGCAACTCGACCCCGGCGATTGGTTCGAGCTCGCCATGACGGTTGTCGGTTTTTTCGGCAAGCGGGCGCCGACATCGTGACGCGCGCATTTCGCGTCGCGTATTTCTTTCACACGCCGCCGCCCGTCGTGCTCGCCCTCGACGTGCCGACGTTGCTCGAATGGGAACGCCAGGCGCACGGGATCGCCGACCTCTTGCGGGCGGGGTCCGAGTGACCGATGCCAGGCGACGTAACCACGAACGTCACGGCGGTGGTGACCGTCGTCGACAAGACTGCCGTCGGCACGGCGTCGATCAATAAGAACCTCGCGGCGATCGAGCAAACCGTCAAGTCGATCAACGCGAACGTCGCGCACAGTCTCGACGACATCGCGAAAGCGGCACCGGGTAACATTTGGAATTTCCCGGTGCGCGGCGACGCGATCGTGCCCGACATCGCGACGCCCGCCAATATTCAGGCGGTGAAGGTCGGCGGCGTGTTCGACCGGTTGCAAGAAAAAATCGTCGGTGTCGCCTCGACGATCAAGGCGCGCCTCGGCGGCGCGTTCGACGAGGTGTGGTCGGTCGCGAGTGGCGTCTTAGCGCGCCTCACGTCGGGCCTCACGTCGTTCGGCGGGTTGTTCGCCGCCGGGTTCGGGATCGGGACCGCGATCGACACCCTCGTCGGCGGCATGACCGACTTGGTCAACACCGTCGACAAGTTGAAACCGCAAGCCGACGCCCTCGGGGTCACCGTCGGCAAACTGCAAGACTTCACCCAATGGGCCAAAGAGGCGGGGCAACCCGTCGACCGCGTCGTCGCGGGGTTGGAAAATCTCTCGCGGGTGTCGGCGGGCGTTGCCGAGGGCGCGAAAGGCTACGACCGTGCCGCCGAGGCGTTCAAGCGCCTCAACGTGTCGGTCGTCGACGCCGACACGGGCAAGTTGCGGTCGATCGTCGACATGATGCCCGAGATTGCGACGGGGTTTCAAAACATTGCCGACCCCGGCGAACGCGCGAAAGTCGCATACGACGCCCTCGGGAAAAGTTGGCAAGTCTTATTGCCGATGTTTATGCAGGGGCCCGAGGCGCTCAAAAAAGCCGAGGACGACGCGACGGCGATCGGCAAGTTGAGCGACGCCCAAGTCGAGGCGGCGCTCAAATACAAAGACGCGCTGAATCAATTGGGCCCGACGATTACCGCGTTGAAAGAATCCCTCGGCGGCGAGCTCTTGCCCGTGGTGACGCCCGCGTTGCAAGAGCTCACCAAGTTTTTACAGGACAACAAGGGCGACATTGCCGGCGGGTTCAAAATCGGCGTCGACGGGCTCGTCGAGGCGTTTCGGCAACTCGACGCCGTGGTCAAGAGTACGAATGACGACATACAGGGGATCAAAGCGGGGTGGGATTGGTTGCAGAAACCAATCACGGTGCCCGAGTGGTTCGGCGGTCCCAAGGCGACGCAAGCGGGCGGGCAAGCGACCTCGACGGGCGGCGGGCCGTTGACGCCCGAGGACCTCGCCGGATCGCGCGGCGGGCCGATCGTCGGACCGGCAAACGGCACCGTCAACGTGATTATCGACAACCGCAACCCGCCGCCGGGGCAAAGCACCAACGCGACGGCGACGGGCAAGGGCGTCAAGGTCGACGTGGGGCAATCTATGCCGTGGTCGTCGCCCGAGTATTCGGGCCCGTGGGCGGCGGGGCACGCGGCGGGCTAGCGCATGCCGACAGTCGGATTCTTTGAACGGGACACGGCGCACCGCCACACGCGGCGGCGTGACGCCGACCGGCGCACGTGGCGAGCGCGGTTGCGCCCCGCCTCGTGGCGCGGCGTGCCGTTCTTTATCGACGAGGCGGGCGGCGAGGTCGGGCGCCGCTACGAAATGCACGAGTATCCGCAACGCGACACCCCGTGGGCAGAGGATTTAGGACGCGCACAACGGCGGTGGTCGCTCGCCGGGTACGTCCTCGGCGCCGGATACATGGGCACCCGCGACCGGTTGATCGCGGCGTGCGAGCAACAAGGCACGGGCAAACTCGTGCACCCGTACCTCGGCGACTTGACCGTCGTGTGCGACCGGTTCCGCTACCGCGAACGCGACGGCGAGGGCGGGATGTGCCGGTTCGACTTGTCGTTCGCCGAGGCGGGCACGCCGGGGGCGCCGTGGTCGAGTCGGGCGGCGGGTGCCGCGATTCGTGGCGCGGCGGCGGCGCTCGTGTCGGTGGCGATTACCGCGTTCGCCGGCAACACGTTTCGGGTCGCCGGGTTTCAAGACTACGTCGCGATCGACGCCGCCCTCGACCTCGGGCGCCTGGCGTCGATCCTCGAAGGGTTGCGCGGTCCCACGGTGCAACTGCCCGAACCGGTGTCGATCGAGGCGCGGCGGCGGATCCTCGCCCTCGCGATCCTCGACCCCGCCTCGGTGCCGCCCGAGACGATCGCGGCGACCGTGTGCGACGCCGTCGGGGCGTTTGCCGACTCGGTGACGCCCGCCTCGGCGCTCGACGGGCTCGACGCCTTGACCTTGGTCACGTTCGCGGCGCCGCCGAACACCACGACGCCGGGGCGCCTGCAACAAGCGGAAAACGCCGCCACGTTGACCGCCCTCGTCGAACAAGCGGCGATCGCCGCCTTGCCGGGGCCCGTGTCGACGGTGCCCCTCATGGTCTACGAGGATTTGGTCGCCGTGCGCACGCGGGTCGTCGAGTTGTGCGATCGCGTCTTGCCGCTCGCGACCGACGCCGTGTTCGGCGCCGTCGACGAGGTGCGCACGCAAGCGATCGCGGAATTGAACGTGCGCGGCGCCACCCTGCAACCGTTGCGCCCGTACTCGACGCCGTTCCCGCGCCCGAGTCTCACCCTGGCGCAACGCCTGTATCAGGATCCGAGTCGCGACGCCGAGCTCGTCGCACGCACGGGCGCCGTGCACCCGGCGTTCGTGCCGGAATCCGGCCTCGTGGCGGCGGGGTGAGCGATGGGACAAGTCACGGTGCGCCTTGGCGGCGTCGATTACGAGGGGTGGCACGCCGTGTCGGTGGTGCGCGGGCTCGAACAAGCCTCGGCGTCGTTCTCGTGCTCGGTGTCGGAACGCACGACCGGGTACGCCCTCGAACCGTGGGTGTTCGGACCGGGGGCGCCGTGCACGATCCTGCTTGACGGTGAGCTCGTGGTGACCGGGTACGTCGACAGTTACGCCCCCCGGTTCGACGCCACCTCGCACGGGGTCGAGATTCGCGGGCGGTCGCGCACCGCCGATTTCGTCGACGGCGCCGCGATCGTGCCGGGGGGGCAATTCAAGTCGCTCTCTCTCGGCGAGATTGCGCAACGCCTCGCGGCGCCGTTCGGGTTGTCGGTCACCTCGACCGCCGGCATGGGCGTCGAGGGCCCGCGCCCGAGCGCCGACTTTGTCGGACCGATGCCGCCCTTGCACGACGTGCAAGTGCACCAAGGGGAAACGTGCCATGCGCTCCTCGAACGCCTCGCGCGGGTGTCGGGATTGCTCATTACGGATACCGCCGACGGCAACCTCGCCCTCACCCGCGTCGGCAGTCGCGTTGCCGTTACCGCCCTCGTTCAAGGCGGCAACATTCTCGGGGCGAGCGCCGAGCTCGATTGCTCACAACGGTTCTCTGAGTACACCGTCAAGGGTCAACGAGCGAATACGGACGACCGAATTGATCGGGCGGATTCGCCTAGCGCCGCTACTCGCGACGGCACGACGCAAGACGGGTCGGGTGCCGGCGCCTCGGTATGCGCCGCGATCGGCGCGGTCGCCGACGCGTTCGTGAGTCGCTACCGCCCGTGGCTCATGACCGCCGAAACGCAAGTCGACGACGCCATGTGCCAGGCGCGGGCGATGTGGGAAGCACGCCGCCGCGCCGGTCATTCGACGCACGCCTCGGTGGTCGTCGCCGGGTGGCGCCAGATTCCCTATGGCCCGTTGTGGGACGTCAACGTGTTGGTGCCGGTCGTGTCTGACTGGCTCGGGATCGACCGCGTGTTGCTCGTGTCGACGGTCGAGTTTCGCAAGGACGCGGGCGGCGCGACCACGCGCCTCGAACTCACCTTGCCCGACGCCTATGCGGGCGACGGCGATCCGGTGCCGGGGGCGCAACCGGCGAGTGGGACGTCGGCAGGCGGCGCCGCCGGGTTGTGGCAAGGCGGGTCGATCGAGGCGATCGTCACGAGCGCCGGGGGCATTTTCTCATGAGTCGGGAACACGAGCTCTCGCGCCGGATCGCCATGGCGAACACACGCGGGCGCATGGCGCTCGTCGACGACTCAAAGAAACTGCAACAAGTACAAGTCGAGCTGCTTGCCGACGAGGTCAAGGACAACGTCGAGCGGTTCCAACAATACGGGTTCACGTCGGTACCCCTCAAAGGCGCCGAGGCGTTGTGCGTGTTCCTCGGCGGCGGGCGGGATCACGGGATCGTGTTCGCGATCGACGACCGGCGCTATCGGTTGACCGGCCTCGAAAACGGCGACGTCGCCCTCTACACCGACGAGGGCGCGAAAATCGTGCTCGGGCGCAACCAAACGATCACCGTCACGTGTGACACCATCGTATTCGACGCCGCACACGTCGAAATGAAAGGGGACACCCTCGAAATCTCGGCGTCGGATTCGATCAAGGTCACGTCGCCCTCAATCGACATCAACGAGAGTTGACCATGAGTGCTGTGCAACGCATGACCGACCACAACGACGGCGGCGGGATCATTCAAACGATCCCGCAATCGTTCGTGCGGGTGGACGGGTTGGTCGTCGCGGTCGTCGGGTCGCGCGGATCGGCGCACCCGCCGTGCCCCGACGACAACCGGCATTGCGCGAACGTGTGGACGACCACCGTGGGCGCGCCTCGGGTGCGGATCAATGGCATGGCGGTGGTTCGGTTCGGTGATCCCGACTCGTGCGCGCCGCACAGGCGGATCGGCGGGTCGTCGACGACCCGGATCGGGAACGGCGGCGGGGGCGGCGGTGGCGACCCGCGCAACGAGTGGGACACCGCCGAATGGGAGGATGGGGAATGGCAGTAGTGCGCCCCATCAAGAGCGCGGGCGGGCACAACTACGTCGAGGAAAAGCAACTCGGCGACCCGAAAATCCAAGCCGTCGAGGTCGACGCCGATTTCGACGTGATCTATGCCGCCGTGAACGGCATACCCGCCGGACCGCCGGGACCCGAGGGACCGTCGGGACCGCCAGGCTCGACCGGCGCGCCGGGACCGCAAGGCGACCCCGGTCCGACCGGCGCCACGGGCGGGCAAGGACCGCCAGGCGCCGCCGGCACGCCTGGCGTGACGGGTGCACCGGGACCGCAAGGACCCAAGGGCGACGCGGGCGCGACCGGGGCAACCGGATCGCAAGGACCGACGGGCGCGACCGGCGCACAAGGCGCGCAAGGCGTGCCAGGCACCCCCGGTGCGACGGGGTCGACGGGACCGGCGGGCCCGCCGGGTGCCGACTCGACGGTGCCGGGACCGCAAGGACCCAAGGGCGACACGGGCACGACCGGCGCACAGGGACCACAAGGCGTCGCCGGTCCGACGGGTGCGACCGGACCGGCGGGTGCCGATTCGACCGTGCCGGGGCCGCAAGGACCCAAGGGCGACGTCGGTGCGACCGGATCGACCGGACCGCAAGGCGCCACGGGCACGCAAGGACCGCAAGGCGTGCCAGGCGCGACGGGGTCGACGGGGCCGGCGGGCCCGGGCGTCGCGGCGGGCGGTGCCGCCGGTCAACGCCTGCAAAAGTCGTCGGCGACGGACTACGCGACGGCGTGGGCCGACACCGAATGGAAAGTAGCGGGCACGACGCTGACGCCGACCGATGCGACGAAAACGGCGATTCAACTCGGCTCCTCAACGGTCAAGGGTACGCTCAACCAGGATGCCGGCGGCGATTGTTTCTGGCTAGTCAACAATGTCTTCGCTCCGCAGGACCCGTCACACCCCTCGTGGTCGGCGTGGATGGGCCACGCGACCGATGCGTTTACGATCCAGCGGAAACCGGCCAGCGGGTCGGGGGTCAACCTGCTCGCGCTCGACGCGACCGGGCAACTCACGTTGCCGACGAACGGCGCCAATAACGCGGTGATTTTCGGTCCTCGTCAAGCGAAGGGCCGACTGATTTCGCATCCTACGGCGGACCTCGGCTATCTAACTTTCAACGCCTCGCTGACCGCTGGGGGCTGGGCACAAGACAACGGGTCGATTTCTTCATGGATCGTGTCTCCAAACCCGGCAGGCGATCAATTCAACCTCAACCGTATTTCAAATGGGAGCACAACATCGACAGGTATGCTGACGGTCGACGCGAGCGCGAACTTGATAATTACTGGCCCGGTCGGTCAGAAGGCTGCCGGGACGACGTGGGCGAATCCGTCCGACCCACGGTTGAAAAACGACGTCCGCCCCTACGCCCGTGGCCTCGCGGACCTCCTCCCGCTCGAACCGATCGCGTACCGGTTGAAAGCGACTCCCGACTTGCAATGTTACGGTTTTGACGCCGCCGCCGTGCGCGACGTGTTCCCCGAATGTGTGTCGGAGGTCCGCATGAAGCTCGACCCCGACGATGCCGAGGAAACCGACGGCGTGCTCGCGTTCGACATGCACCCGATTCTGGTCACGATGGTGACGGCAATCAAAGAGTTGGCAGCGAAGGTCGCGAGTTTAGAGGCGAAGGCGAACGGCGCGGCGCCGCCGGGTGCCGACGCGGGGGCCAATGCCCGCTGACATTCGCACCGCATGGTCGCCCGTCACCGCGCCGTTTCGCGGCGACTGGTTGCTCGACCCGCCGGGACTCGCCGCCGACCACAACCTCGAAACGGCGGTGTTGCTCTCGTTGTGGACGGATGCGAGCGCCCACCCCGACGACGTGATCCCCGACGGCACCGACGACCGGCGCGGGTGGTGGGGCAACTGGCAACGCCCCGAGGGAATCCCGCTCGGGTCGCGGTTGTGGTTGCTCGACCGCGACAAGTCGACCGAGGACACCCGGCGGCGCGCCGAGGAAGACGCCGCCGAGGCGTTGCAATGGATGCTCGACGACGACCCGGCGGGCGTGTGGGGGCGCGTCGCCGCGCGGGTCGACGTCGCCGCCGCCTACGTCGAGGTCGGACCGGTGCCGCCTGCGACGTTGATCCTGCAAGTGCAAATCACCCGCCTCGACGGCACGGTGTACGACCGCCGGTTCGGGTGGTCGTGGGACGAGCTCACCGCCGAGGGCGTCGCGACCGACGCCGTGTGGCCCGTCACACCGGGGGCGGCATAGTCCATGCCATTCGATCGCCCCACACTCGCCGAGGTGCGCGACCAAATCCGGCGCGACTTCAACGCCCGCCTGCCGGGTGCCGACGCCCTCTTGCGGCAGTCGAATCTCTCGGTGGTCGCCGACGTGGTCGCCGGCATTTCCTACCTGCATTTCGGCTATCAGGTGTGGTTGTCGGATCAACTCTTTGTCGACACGTGCGAAACCGCGTTCCTCGAACGGTGGGCGTCGATATGGGGGTTGACCCGCAAGCCGGCGGTTGCCGCCCTCGGCGGGGTCGCGGTGACCGGATCCCCCGGCGCCACCGTGCCGGCGGGTACCGAGTTTCAACGCGGCGACCGCGTGCGCTATCAGGCGCCCGACGGCGCCACCCTCGACGGCACAGGAAACGCCACGGTCGCCGTCGAGGCGGAATCCCCCGGCGTCGCGGGCGACGCGGCGACGGGCACGACCGTCACCACCGTGGGCGCGATCGCGGGGGTGACCGCGACCGGCACCGTGGCGGCGCCGGGCATCGGCGGCGGCGCCGACGAGGAAACCGACGACCAATTGCGGTTGCGCCTGCTTGCGCGTATCCAATCGCCGCCGCACGGCGGGGCGGCGGCGGATTACGTCGCGTGGATGCTAGAGGTTCCCGGCGTGACGCGGGCATGGGTCGTGCCGCGCGGGCAAGGCGGCGGGACTGTCGTGTGTTACTTCGCCATGGACGACGCCGCGCACCCGCACGGTATCCCGACCCCCGCCGACGTGGCGGTCGTGCAAGCACACCTCGACACCGTGCGCCCCGTCGCAACGCAGGTGTTCGTGCTCGCCCCGGTCGCGTACCCGATCAACGTGACGATCCAAACGTTGACCCCCGACACCCCCGACGTGCGCGCCGCCGTCGCCGCCGAGTTGACCGACACCCTCTATCGCCACGGCGCCCCCGGCGGCACGGTGTACGTGTCGTGGTTGTGGGAAGCCGTATCCCTCGCGGCGGGCGAGCAACACCACACGATCGCGGCGCCGACGGCAAACGTCACCCTCGCCCCGTCCGACCTGGCGGTCGTCGGGACGGTGACCTATGTCCCTTGAGACGAGCGCGCCCGCCGTGCCGACCGGCACGCCGCCGCGTGTGGTCGCCGCGTGTGTCTTGTCGGTCGAGGAATGGACGCGGGCGTTGCTCGACCTCTTGCCGCGCGGGGTCGTGTGGCCTCGCGAACCCGGCACCACCCTCGAAGCGTTCTGGCAGGCGATCGCCGACGCCATGGTCGCGATTCAAACCCGCGATTGCGTCCTTGTCGACGAGGCATACCCGTGCGGCGCCGTCGAGCTCTTGCCCGAGTGGGAAACCGAGCTCGGGTTGCCCGACGAGTGCACGCAAGGCACGTGGACGATCGCGCAACGCCAAGCGTTCGTGTGCGCCAAACTCGCCGCGCAAGGTGGGCAGTCGCGCGCCTACTTTATTTGGTTGGCGTCGATTTACGGGTTCACCATTACGATCGTCGAACATTGGCCCTGGCGCATGGGGTGCACGACGTTCTGTGACGCCCGTGTCGGCGTGCCGCCGATGTGGTGGCAAGTGATCGCGACCTCGGTCGACTGTACCGTGCTCGAATGTGTGATCCGGCGCGCCGCGCCTGCCGGGTCGATCGTGTCGTTCATTTGCCACCGCCCCGCGTTGTGGAACATCGGGTGGTGGAACATTGACGGGTGGAGCGCCTGATTATGGCAACGCCAACGCTCACACGACCCCTCAAAGTCGGCGGCACGCGCACGTATGCCGACGAATTTGAGTATTTGCACCACGAGGCGCCGATTCTCGCCGACGAGGTCGACGCCGACATTCAACTTATCGTCGACGCGTGGAATACGTATATTGCGGGCGCGGTGGCGCCGCCGCAATATTACCTCGTCGCCGGGGCCGTCGGCGGCGTGCCGCCGCCCTCGGTGTCGCTCGGGTTGTACGTGGCGGCGCTCGCGTTCACGTTCCCGGCGAATCTCTCGGGCAGTCAAGCGGTCGCGAAAACGGCGGCGACGGCGCAAACCGACGTCGACGTGCGGGTCAACGGCACGTCGAAAGGGTCGATTCGGTGGGGTGCCGGGGCGACGGTCGCCGGGTTCGTGTGGTCGACGGCGGTGTCGGTCGCGCCGGGTGATCGGATCGAGTTGGTGGCACCGACCGCCGCCGACGCGACCCTCGCCGACCTCACGTGGACGCTTCGGGGGGCGCTCTAAAAAAGGTGACCGCCTAGTATGACGCTCGTAAAGTCGGATACGTTCGAGAGCTATCCCGCCGGAACCGCACTCCCGCCGCCGTGGACCAATACGGGCAGTACGGTCGCGTCGAGCGCGCAGGCGCATGGCGGGACGATCTCCCTTGCCATTGGAGTCGGTGGCAACGCCTCAACGTCGGTCCTACCGCTCGGCGTGTCGCTGAATAGCTGGACCCTCGATGTGTGGTTGTGGGTCAACGCGGTGGGTGCCACGACAAACCAGTTTGTCGGGTGCCGACCCTCCGGGGGCGGCGGCGCGGGTGTCGCGGGGATCGTGCTGAGTATCGGGCAGACCGGTGCTGGACAAGTCTACGTTCCCGGGTTCAGTCCGTTCTTTACGTTCACGACAACGACCGGCGTGTGGCACCATTGTATCTTGACCGTCGTTCAAGACGCCGCCGCCGGGTCGATTGCGCTAACCGTCGACGGCACGTCGGTCGGTACTTTCTCGGGCGACACAACCCGCGGCGGCGGCGGCGGCGTGAACGTCGGCGAATTTGTCGCGGTCGGTGGATTTATTGGCCCGTCGCCGCCTGCCGAATTCTACGTCGATGATCTGTTTATCTACAACAACGCCGGTGCGCCGTATCGACTGCGCAGCGTCTCGGCGCAGGCACCCTAGGGGGGCGGCATGGATCGCGCGACCATTGAGCACCATTTGCAGCAGTATCGCGACAACGTGGCGAAGCAACGCGCCCACGTCGCCGAGGTGACCGCCGCGCTCGCACGCGGCACGACGGGCCTCGCGCACCTAGAGGGCGCGGTCCTTGCGCTAGAGGCGTTGCTTGCCGCCGCCGACACCGCCGCCGACGCCGGCATGACCGGCGACGAGCGCCGGGCGAATGGGGGTGCCCGTGTTCACACTACCTGATACCGCCGACGCGGCGGCGACGTGCCCGCCGATTGGCGCGGTCGGACCGAAACCGAACGGGTTTTTCGCCGACTGTGACCCGGCGGCGAATTTCGACGGCACGCGCCCGATCGCCGAACATTTTAACGAGCTCATTGTGAATTTGCGCGCGTTGCTCGCGCACGCGTCGATCGCCGCCGTCAAGGGCGACCCGACGATGTTATGGCGCGCGATTCAGGCGATGATTCTGAGTTTCACCATAGACGCGGCGGTGACGGTGAACGTCGCACCCGGCGGATCAGCGAATCCCGCCAACCCCCTCGGGGGCGATCCGTTCGACACCCTCGTGAGCGCCCTCAATTGGTTGGCGTACTATTCGATCACGCCGCGTGGATACGTGACGATCCAACTGGCGGCTGCAACGTACACCCACACGGCGTCGATCCTCTGTGAGCACCCGAACGGCGACCGCATCACGATTGCGGGCGCCGACGCCGCGACGACGGTGCTGTCGTTCCCCTCGGGCACGAACGGGTTGACGGTGACCACCAACTTGAACGGCATTACAACCTTGACGATCCAAGGCAACAAAACGTCGGGAACCCTCGGCGTCGCCGTCACGGGGTTGTTGCGGGCCTACGAGCTCACCGTCAAAAGTTGGGACGTCGGGGTGCAAGTCGAGGGCGGTGGCTATCTGGAATTTCAGGCGCTCGACGTGAGCGATACGGTGGGCAACGGGTTGGCGCTCCTCAACCGTGGCGCGTGCAACGGTTCGGTGTTTACCGCGACGCAAATCGGGTTCGGCATTGGCGCCCCGTACTATATCGCCGGCCTCGCCTGCAACGGGGGCGGCGTCGCGTGGATCGACCAAATCACGTGCACGAATTGCCACAAGGGCCTCGACATTAGCGGCGCCGGGTCGGAGGTGCGCGCACGGCGGATTCAAGTGCACGGGGTAGATCCGATCCCCGACGGATCGGGTGGGACCACCTCGATTGCGGTGGAAGCGAACGACGGCGCGGTCATTGTCGCGAACGGCGGGAACCCTGGCGATTGGCACGCGGATATGCCCGCCTACTTTTGGGCGGCAATGTTTGCGTTCATTCGCGCCGACAATGCGTTCGACAATTGGGCACACACGCACGCGAGTCCGTCGCCGCAAACGCTCGGGAACGTCAACGCGATGGTCTGGACGACGTCGTTAACCCCGCCGTCGGTGTAGGAGCGCACACCCATGTCGCAAAACGTCGTGTATGACGGGCAGGATTTCGTGTTCGCGTTTCATCCCGACGAGCTCGACTTGACCGGCGTGTATGTGTACCCGTGGGACACGGGCGGCACCCCGCCGACGATCGTGCCGACGCCGCGTGATTTCGTGTATGCGTTCGACGAGCTCGGGCGGCGCCTCGACCCGCGCCGGTTCGCGGGTGACGGCGGCACGCCGATTGGGACCGCCCACGCGTTGCCGGCGGGTGCGAGCTCGTCGCCGCCGCACCGACCGGCGCCCGCCGTGACGGCACCGGTCGTGCCGCCCGCCGCGCCGCCGCCCGACCCCGAGGCGGCGTGACGCAAGGACCGGCACCGCCAGGCGCACCCCGCAACGGCGGTGGGGTCGCGAGTCAGGTGCTCGCGGCGATCCTCGGGGTGTCGGATTGGAAACGCGCGGCGCTCTTGATCGTCCTCGGGGCGGCGGTGCTCGTCGGGATCGTGGTCTATCAGGCACGCGACCGGTTGATCGACACCGCGACGCGCGCCTTGCAGGCGCCGGAACGCCCCGAGCTCTCGGTGGCGGTCGCGCAACGGATTGCCGACGAATTGCGCGACTTGCCCGACGTGACCATGGCGACCGTGTGGTCGGTCGACGTCGAACGCAACTTGCGCGCGTTGATCGCGTTCGCCGCCGACGCCGACCGCACGGCGGTCGTGACCGCGCGCCCCCGCATGCTCGACCGGTTGCGGCGCGGATACCCGTTGCTCCGCTATGAGGGCGGCACCAACGCGCCCTTTATCCACGTGCTCAATGGCGAGTTGTGGTGTGGGCCACCGCACCCGACGCTAGAGGAATCGCCATTCTACACCGCCGCGCGCCTCACGTTCTATTGCCTGCAAGGCGTGCCGCCGGAACCCGGCGTGCTCTTTGGATTGATCGCCCTCGGTTTCGCGACGCCCCTTTCCGAGGGCGCGGTCGAGCAATTGACCCCGCTCTTGTGGGACGCCGCCGACCGACTCACCGAACGCAAGAAAGGCAAAACCCCATGATCCACCGCAAATGGTTTTTTGACTCGGTGCGTGCGTCGCTCTTTGGCGGGTCGCTCACGCAAGCACAAGTCGAGGGCATGAATACGCTCCTCGACCGCGCCGACCTCGACCACGTCGATTACCGCCAAGTCGCGTATGTCCTCGCGACCGCGTACCACGAAACGGCGCAAACGATGCAAGCGATTGCCGAGTATGGCAAGGGCAAGGGGTATCCCTACGGGGAACCCGCCGGACCGAACGACCAAACGTATTACGGGCGCGGGTTCGTGCAACTCACGTGGTTCGAGAATTACGACAAGATGCAAACCGCCCTTGGCGGCACGCCGTCATGGATCGGCAAACACATTGTCGAGTGTGCCGACGACGCCCTCGACTGCGCGGTCGCGACCGACGTGATTTTCTACGGCATGGCACAGGGGTCATTCACCGGCAAGAAACTCGCCGACTATATCAACGCCCAAGGCACCGATTGGTACAACGCGCGCAAGATCGTCAACGGACTCGATTGCGCCTCGACAATCCAAGGCTACGCCGAGAAATTCCACGCGGCGTTGACGTACACGCACGCCTAGAGAAAGGGGGGGGTGCCCATGCCGCTCGTGCAATTGGTCGTGGTGTTGGTCGTCCTCGGGTTGATCCTGTACCTCGTCGAAACCCTCTTGCCGATCGACCCGACGATCAAACTCGTGATCCGCGTCGTGGTCGTGCTCGTGGTGATCCTGTGGTTACTCTCGCTCGTCGGGCTTATTCCCGCGCGCATTAGTCGCGCCGACGTGCCGACGGCGTACCCGTGGGGCGTCACCTAGTGGCGCGCGACGTGCGGCGGCGGCGCACGAGGGTAAGGTGCTGGCGGGCCGCGACTCGTTGTTCGCGCTCGAAAGCCGTTTGCCGCGCCTCGTCCTCGACTTTGAGTCGTTGCGCCACGTCGAAAAACCAGCGCACGACGTCGTGGTAGCGGTACCGCGCCTCGGCACGCGGCGAGTAGGCAACGAACGCGATGCCCGACCGCGTCTTGCGCATTTCCCGCAAGACGGTCGGCGCGACGCCTAAGAGCTCGCTCACCTCGGGCGGGGTCAACAACTCATTCGACAGGTGCCGCATTGTGGGTTCCCTCCCTCTGCCCCGTACCGGCGCCCCTAGCGCGGCGTCGCGGGGTCGTGCTTGCGGCGGGCGAGTACCTGAAAACACCGCCCGCACACGAGTTGATCGGGCGTCGCATAGTCGCCCGGTTGCCAAAACGTGCGCGATGGCGGGTGCGGCGGGCAGTCGCGGGCGGCGCGGCGGTGCACCGCGCGCCGTTCCAAGCGACTGAGGGCGGTTCTCATGCGCGGCGGCGTGGTTTGCGGAATTGGGCAACGTCGACGCACGTCGCGTGGTGCGGGGTGTGGTCGGGGTTGAACGGGATCCGCGCGCCCCTCGGCGACACCCACCATTCGAGGTCGCCGCGACACCGGTTGCCTCGGCACCGCCCGACGGTGTCGAATCGGTATCCCGCCGCCTCAAGATCGGCACGGGTCGCCGGGAACGCCATCCTTACGCCTCGCGGTCATGCCGGCGCCTTGTAGCGCGCGCGGGGCCGGGTCGGCTAGTCGCCCTCGAGCTCGGCGGCCGCGAGCGGGTACACGGCGGGCGCGAGCTCATGGCGGATAGCGTCCCACCGCGCGCGGCCCTCGGCGGTGCCGCGGAGGTCGCGCACGGGCCCGACCGCGAGCGCCTCGGCGGGCGTCACGCGGCGCCGGACGTGCGTCGCGATGGGGCGCGTTTGTTCCCATTGCGCCGCCGGGTCGCCGACGCCCCGCAACGCATGCAGCGCAAGCCGCCGGCGGTTTCGCGGCGAGAGCCCGGGCCCGCAAACGCTCGCGTGCCACACGGGCCCGCCATAGCCTTGCTCGAGTCACTCATAACCAGAATTGACCGTGAGCACGAGCGTTACGCCGGGGCCGACGACCGACCCGTATCGGCGGTGCGCCGTCTCAAACGCAAAGAGGCAGGGCGTCGCGAGCGCGACCCGTTGCGCGCGCGTCACGGCTCGCCGTCCTCGGGCGCTGGGCGCCGCAGGGGGCGCATCATGCCTCGGCGCCCTCGTCGGGCGGGCACCCGGCACGCACCCACCGTTCGAGGTGCATGGCGAGGTCGCCGACCGGATCGGCGAGGGTCGACGGCGCGCGGTCAAGCCACTCGTCGACGAGGCGCCGGATCGTGTCGTGCATCGCGCCGCCCTCGGGTGCCGGTTTTACGCGGGGCACCGATGCCCCCGCGCCTCGACGGCGAGGCGGTCGCTAACCGCTTTCAACCCCGCCGCGATCGTGTCGACGCGGGAATCATACTCGTAGTGCGCGGCAACCTGGCGGCACGCCTTGCACACCACGTCGATCGTCATAGTGTGCTCGTTGTCGTGGTCGTGCACGACCATGACGAACCGCGCCACCTCACCCCTCGGGGTAGTCGCGGGCGATCATGCGCAACGCGCCCTCGACGTCGGTGGTGGTGAGGGACCACGGCGCGTGCCGGGGCAACGCGCCGATCGCGGCAAACTTGAACCGTTGGTGTTGCCGGATCGCCCGCATGGCGGGGGTTGTCTCGTCGGCGCCGAGCTCGTGCGTGCGCGGGTCGACGGGGCACGGCACCGCGAAATGATGCGCGAGGATTGCCAAGGCGAGCTGCGCGGGGCCCGACCCGGCATACCCCCACTCGAACCCGTCGGGCGAGTGGTTCACCAAGTCGTGTCGGGGATCGAGGGCGACGCCGTCGACGGTGACCTCGGCGCGCCCGTCGGTGCGCCGCGTGCCACGATAGGTCGCCACCTCACCCCTCGCCGCCCGGTTTGGGGTCGGGAGCGGGCGCGCCGGGGACATCCGAGGGCGTCGTGGCGGGGGCCTCGGGGTCGCCGTGGCGCCGTCGCCGGATCCGCTCGGTCAACGCCGCCGTCGCCGAGGGCGCCCCACCCTCGGGGGTCGTCGCGGGTGGCGCGGGAAACTCGGCGGCGGCGGTCGTCTCGCCGTCCTTGATCGCGGTCAGTAGCCCATGCAACACCCCGAGGTCCTCAAGGTCGAGGTCCTCGACCCCGGCGCGTTCGAGTTTCACGAGCACCCGGTCGGCGGGTACCCCGAGCTCGCCGAACGCGGCGAGCGCCCGCGTGCGCCCCTCGCTCAACGTTTTCGCGTCGCCCGCCGCAACTTTCATAGCGACGGCGACGAGCTCGTTGACGAACGCGCGGGGCACGACGTTGAACGTGGCATTGCGCCGCGCGATCGCCGTGGTGGCGTTCGCGGTAAGCATGACGAGGTCGTCGGAGTACCGCTTGCCATGGCGGTCGACGATCCGGCGGCGCGTTTCGGTCACGACGGCATAGTTGCTCTCAAGGTCGTGGCAGTAGCCTTGCGACACGACCTCGCGGTCGGTTTCGGCGATCACCCGCCCCCCGGCACGCATGTTGCCCCAACACGAGGCGACGATTTCGGCGAGGCGCACGCTCGGGCCCGTGATCGTCTTTTTCTTGAACGTGCCGTCGTCTTGCCGTTCCCGGCGCGGCAATGCGTAGAAACACGACGCCGCCGTTGCTTGGTCGAGGCGGATCATGGTCAACGCCGCCTGCCGGAACCGGGCGAGGGATCGCGGGTAGCGGTGCGCCGTCGTGATTTGAATGTCGACCTCGGCGCGGGTGAGACTTTCGAGCGCCGTTGCCCCGATCGCGGCGTCGGTCGGCAAGTACCCCTCGACGATCGCCCGGTCGGTCGTCGGCACCGTGTCGGTGCTCATGCTGCCTCCCCTTTCGGTTCGTAGTACCGGAGTGAGGGCGACGTCGATTCCTTGACCGTGTGCTCTTTCCTCGTCACCGGAAAGTAGGTGATTCGCCCGTGTTCGCAGAATCCCGCCTCGGCGTCGCGCAACTCGGCGAGTAGGAACCGCTTGCACGTGTCCTCGTTCGCCGCCGCCTGCTTGGCGACCGCCCGCGCCCGCAACCATTCGAGCATGAGCACCGGATCGACCGCCACGGCGGGCGCGTCGCGGCGCCGCCGCCAGATTTTGAGGGTCGACAACGACGGCGGATCATACGGGGGCGGGCGATCGGCCTCGACGTGGTTCCGCCAGAAATCGACCTCGGCGCCGACCAATTCCTCGGCGAGCGCCGGGTCGAGCTCTAGGTGATACCGGCGCAACCCGCGCCCGTCGCCGAGTAGCGCCATGACCAACACGTGACGGATCGGGGGCAACTCGGGTTGCGCGGCGAGCACCACGAGGGTGTGCGTCACCTGTACGAGCACCGATTCGGGCACCTCGTCGGTGCCGTCGTCGCCATAGGCGGCAAGCAGGCGCGACGGGCGGTTGAGGATTCCGCACGTTTTCGCCTCGACGAGGGTCGGCGGCGTCGCGTCGAGCGCCAACCCGTCGACGCTACACCCGAGGGGCGCGTCGGGGTGGCGAAACCAGACTTGCGGGGCGAGGGGCACCCCGAGCTCTTTGACGGCGGCACGTAACAAGAGCGGTTCGAGCGCCGACCCCAAGTCGCGCGGGTTGATCGGCGACCGTTCGGGGTCGGTGTCGGTCGGCACCCGCCCTGTCTTTTCCGCCCACAAGTCGCCCGCCGTCTTGAACGGGTCGACCCCGACGATCGCCGGGGCATCCGAGGCGCCGATCACGTCGCGCCGCCACAACAAGGACTCACCCACGGGGCACCTCCCGCCCGAACACCCGCGACCATGACCGCGCGACGGCGTCGAGGCGGTCGAGGGCGTCGGCGTTGATCGCCTCGGCGGTCGCGCGCTCGACGTCGCCGCACCCGCACCGCCGCTCGAACAACCCGCCGTCGACGGGGTGCCAGGGTGACCACACGTGGCGGTGCCGCGTCATTGCGCACCCCGCGACGGGCGCCGGGGGGCGGGTTTCGGGCGTTGCCGTTCCCACCACGCGACAAACTCGGTGTGCCGCACGTACCAGCGATCGGCGAGCACCCGCACGAACGGTTCGTCCACGAGGGTGCGGCGCAACGTGCGCCAGTCGATCCCCAACCGCCGCGCCTCGGTGGTCACGTTGACCCACTCGCGGGCGAACGGATCGCGGCGGCGGCGAGTGGCAGGCGTGCCATTCGCACTCGCCGCCGATTTGCGTCGTCTGGTTGAGCGGGGGCGCGACTTGGTGGCGCTCACACGGCGGCGCGTCGGCATTCAGCACCCCCCCCGGATCCCGCGCGCCTGGCGCGGGTGACCTTGCGCGTGTCTAAGGACCCGCTAGCGGTACACCCGGTGTCATACATCGTCAAGACTTTTTGTCGTAATTGTTCGATCGTGCGTGCTTTGCCACTCTTGTCGCGGTATGCCCGACGATGTGCCGCCGAAATCCGCTCGCGGGCGCAAGACGTCGACGACCAAACCGGTGACGATCCGGTTTGACGTCGAGCTCATGGCACGCCTCGTCGACGAGGCGCCGTTGCAACGCCGGAGTGTCGGCAACCTCTTGCAAAAACTCGTCGCCGACGGGCTCGACCGCCTCGCCGACGAACGGGCGGTGCGGACGGTGCAAGCGAATTATCGGCACCTGCTTGCCGGCGTGGGCCATCGCGAGTTGCTCGCGATCCTGGCGCATCAAGAGGCGGTCCTCGCACGCCGCCGGGGCGACCCGCCGATCCCCCTGCCGCCGTTGCCGCCGTCGTTGCGCCTGCGCCGCCCGCGTCGCAAGCCGACCAAACGTGGCAAATCGCGACAATCGCGACAATAGCGACGATAGCGACATTTGCGACAAGTTACCTAGTACCTTGACACACTCCGGGGTCGAGGTCTAGACCGACCCGGTCATGCGGGCAACGGATCGGGTGGGGCGCGACGGTCACGCGGCGCCGGTCGCCCCACCCGACGCGGCGCCCGCGCCCGTGCCGGTCGTGTTCGTGCCCCCCGCGACGCCCGAGGACGACGCCGAGGCGCGGCGGCGGTGGGTCGAGGCGTGCGACATGCTCGCGACGATCGGGGCCCTCGACGCATGATGTGCCCCCGCCAACCCGTCGACTTGCCGGGGGTTTTGGGACGGTTGCTAGCAATGCGCAGTTTCGCGTATTGTATGAGGCATGGCAAAACCTCGGAAACGCTCGCGAAACCCCCCGCCCACACCCGGCGCCTGGCGGCGGTGGACGACCGAACTCCCGGCGCCGACCCTCGTGTCGCTCAAGGTGCGCGCCGCACAGGAACAACGCCCCATGTGTGAGGTGCTCGCCGACGCCGTGACGGCGTACCTCACGACGGCGGTGCGCTAATGGGCGCCGTGTTCCCTACCCCGACGCCGAGCTCACCCCTCCGCGTGGTCGTGAGTCGCGTTGCCGAACCCACGTGCACGATCGACACCCTCGAATGTGGGCACCGAGTGTACGACCACGACAATCGCCCCGTGACCCGCCGACGGTGTGCGGCGTGCGGCAAGACGGCAACGGCAAAGGCGGTGCGCGTATGACCGCCCGACGCGCCGCCCTCTATGCGCGGGTGAGCACCGACGAGCAGGTCGAAAAGTACGGCCTCGACGCGCAAGTGACCGAGCTCCGCGCCCTCGCGACCGCCCGTCAATACGCCGTCGTCGAGGAATTTGTCGACGAGGGGGTGAGTGGCGCCGTGCTCGACCGCCCCGCGTTGACCCGGTTGCGTGACCTCGTCGCCGCCAAGGGGGTCGACGTGGTCCTCACCATGGACGCCGACCGCCTCTCGCGCGACTTGGTCAATCACTTGCTCGTGCTCGACGAGCTCACCCGCGCGGGCGTCGGATTGGAGTTTCCGAGTCACACGGTCGACCCCTCCGCCGAGGGGCAATTTCGCGAACAAGTCCTCGGCGCCGTCGCCCAACTCGAACGCGCCAAGATCCGTAGTCGCACCGCACGCGGGCGCCGCGAGAAAGCGCGCCGGGGGTTGCATCCGACGGGTAAGGCGCCGTTCGGGTACCGCCGCGACGAGGCGGCGGTCGGTGGCCTCGCCGTCGACCCCGACGAGGCGAACGTGGTGCGGCGCCTATTCGAGTGGGTCGCCGACGGCGCCGCGATCCGGGCGGTGGCGGCACGCCTCGACGCGCAAGGGGTCACGCCGCGCGAATCGGCACGGTGGTCGCGGGCGACGGTACGCAAGATGCTATGGTCGGACCTCTACACGGGCACGGGCGTATACAACCGCCTCGACAAGTCGGGCGCCGCCGCGACGGTGCGCGCCGAGTCAGAGTGGATCCGCTACAAGGTGACGCCGATCGTGTCGGTCGGGCTCGCCGAACGCGCCCGCGCGCAACTCGACCGCAACAAGCACCTCCTCCGGGGGCGCCCCGCGCGCCGCGTGTTTCTACTCGGTGGCCTGGCGGTGTGCGGCGGGTGCGGGCGGCGCATGCACGGCGACACCCGACGGGCACGCACCACGTACCGGTGCGAGGGGCGGATCCTCCCCAAGCCGGACCGGTGCAACTTCCGGGCGTTCGCCGACGACCTCGAACCCCGCGTGTGGGATGCCTTAGTCGGCGTGATTCAGGATCCCGACATCCTCGCCCCGACGGCACGGGCGTCACGCCTCGGGATCGACGCCCGCCGGGTCGACGCCGCCACCGAGGTCGCCGAGCTCACCCGCGCCCTCGACAAGGTCACCACGAACCGCAACCGCCTCGTCGACCTCTACGTCGACGGGCGCCTCGACCGCGCCGACTTGGACGCCAGGGAACCCAAGTTGAAAGCCGAGCTCGACCGCCTCACCCGCGCGGTCGCCGAGGCACAGGCACGCGTCGCCGTCGGGCACGCCGACGCCGACCGGCACGCCGCCGTCGTCGCATACTGCAAACTCGTCGCGCGGGGGATCGCCCGCCTCGACCCGGCGCAACGCCAAGCGTTCGCCCGCAAGGTGCTCACCCGCGTGGTCGTGCACGAGGGGCGGGTCGAGGTCGAGGGCGTGTTCAACCTCGCCCTCGGCACCGACGGCGAGAAACCCCAACAACCACAAGGGGGGGTAATGGTTACTCCCTCTCCCCGGAGTAATCATTACTCACTCCGCCTCACCGTAGACCTTGGGGAACCGGCATGCCAGGGGTGACACCCGCGACCCGTCGCTTGCGCCTCCTATCGCTCGGGGCGGGCGTGCAATCGTCGACGCTGCTCCTGCTCTCAATACGCGGCGAGTTGCCACCCCTCGACGCCGCGATTTTCGCCGATACCAAGTACGAACCGGAAGCGGTGTATGCCCACCTCGCGTGGCTTGAGGAACTCGCCCGCGTGGCGGGCGTGCCCATCTATCGCGTGTCGGGCGGCAACTTGCGTCGTGACACGCTCGAAAATCAGGTGCCAGGCGTGGTCGGCAAAGATCGTCGGTGGGCATCCATGCCGTTTTTCCTCGACGGGGGTGCCGGCGACGACCCCGGCATGGTGCGCCGCCAATGCACCGACGAGTACAAGTTGCGCCCGATCCGCAAGCAGGTGCGGGCGCTCGCCGGCCTCGCCCCCGGCGAACGGGCGGGCGACCGCGTGCACGTCGAACAATGGGTCGGCATGTCTGCCGACGAGCTCTCGCGGGTGCGTGTCAGTCCCGACTATTGGATCGACCTCCGCTATCCGTTGATTTTCGACCTCCGCCCCGCGTGGACGCGCGCCGACTGCCACGCGTGGTTGCAGCGCGAGTACCCAACGCACCCGGTGCCGCGTTCGGCGTGTATCTCGTGCCCGTTCCATAGTAACGCCGAGTGGCGACGCATGCGCGACTGTGACCCGGTGTCGTGGCGTGAGGCGGTCGCGTTTGACCGCGCCATTCGCAAACTCGGGGGCATGCGCGCCGACGCGTATTTACACCCGTCGTTGCGCCCCCTCGACGAGGCGCCAATCGACGACGTCGATCCGAGACAAGGCACGCTCTTTTCGTGCGGCGTGTGTGGGACGTGACGGAACGCCAACGACGGGCGCCCCGGTCGGGCGCGTCGACACGGTGCCGGCGGCGCCGGGGGTCGGGCATCCCCCGGTGCCGCCTCGTGGTGTGGTGGCGGCACGTGGGGTCCGACGAGGTCGTCGCCGACGCGGACCGCCCCCGGTCCGTTCCCCCCCGGATGGCGGCGCCCCCGTTGGGGGGGTGGGGTGCCGCCCACCCCCGTCGACGGGGGTGCATGCGATGGGGCGGCGTCGGAACCGGGGTGAGTCGAGGTCGGCGGGAGCGGGGCGACCGTGTCGCCACCCCAAGGCGTCGATCGAGTACCAGCGGGGCGGCCCCGGCATTCCCGACCGCGCACGGTGCAAACGGTGTGGGCAGGAGCTGCTCGCCCTCGACGTCATGACCCGGTTCCGACCTCGGGACCGATCAAGGGGGGGGTGACGTGCGCCAGCGCGCCGGCTACCGGCAGAGTCACGCCGACGTGACGGGGCGCGGTCGTGCCAAGGTGCGCGATCGCGGCAAGCTCGTGCGCGATGCCCCGACGGCGCCAGGTGCTGACCGGCTGTCGAACGCCGAGGCGTGGGCGTTCTTGCGGGCGCACGGGTGGGGTGCCGTGTTCGCCCCCCTCATGTTGCGCGGCCACGTCGTCGGGCGCGTCACGGGACCCGGCGGCGGGCACCGGATCGTGCGTATGTGGTGCCTGTACGACGTCGCGACGTGGGACCTCGTGTGGACGTCACGTGAGGTCGACTTGTCTCGGGTCGTCGCCGCGATCGCCCGCTACACGGCGCGAGGGCACCCCATGCCGCCGACGCGCCGTCTGCCGGCGCTCGTCGCGGCGATCCTGAAAGCGCGCGGCAAGGTGCCGCCCGAACCAACCGCAGAGGGAAGGGGATAACGGATGGCGGATACACCGATCACGGTCGAGGCGATCGTGTCGAAGCTCGCGAGCGCCAGGAAACGCACCAAGGATTCGACGTTGGAAACGCTCGTCACCCTCGGGGTGACCCTCGTCAACCCCGCCGACGACGTGGTGGCGCAGTTGATCGAGATGCAGGGGCGCGAGGCGGTCCGGGTGACGTTCACGGTGATCCAACAGCCGTTGCCGCTGGGAAACGGGCGCCGTGGCCGGAAGCACCGCGGCTCGACCCGCCAGCGCGAGTTGGTGTGATGGGGCGACGGCTCCGGGTTCACTACGCCGCCGAGGGTCGCCAAGAGTGGGCGACGATCGAAACGCCCGCCGGGTGGTACGTGTGCGACGTCTACCGGTGCGCCGACGAGGGACCTAGACGGTTTCGCCGCCGGGTTGGGGCGCTACGATGGGCCCTCGAAACGTTCCCCGATCCGTTGCTCACGACGTCGCCGGTCGAAGCATGAGACGGGTTGTCGGCATTGACCCCGGTTTGACCGGCGGCATGGGCGTCCTCGACCTCGACGGCGGCGGGGCAGTCGTCAACGCCGGTTTCGTCCACACGCCGACGGTGCGCGTGCGGCGCGGGCGGCGGGAACGGATCGAATACGACGTCGCCGGCATGCACGCCATGCTCGACCTCGAACTCCGGGGCGAGGACAACGACATCCACGGCGCCGAGGTCGTGATCGAGGAACAACAAGCCATGCCGGCGGCGTTGCACGGGCGCGCGCAAGGCGGGCGCTCGACGTTTCGCACCGGGTACGGGTTCGGCCTGTGGCTCGCCCTCGTGGTCGCGTTGCGGGCGCCCTATCGCCTCGTGCGCCCCGTCGCGTGGAAACGCCACCACGGGTTGCTCGGGTGCGACAAGCGGGCGAGTCGCTTGCGGGCGGGCGAGTTGTTCCCCGCCTTGGCACCGATTCGCGCCACCGACGAGGGATGCGCCGAGGGATTGTTGCTCGCGGCGTTCGCGGCCTCGCGCTACGGGGTGGCGTCGTGACGCGCGACCGGACGGGCGGCGCTGTCTGGCGCGGGTGGATACACGTCGCGCTCGCCGCGCTCGCCGCGTCCGACGCTCCCGTCGACGTCGACGATTTTCTCGCGCTCTACGACGCCGTGCATGTCACCGCGAAAGGCGTGGTGCGCCTGTGAGTCGGCGGCGTGACGTTCTATGCGCACGGTGCAGGTTCCCCGCGCAAGCGGACTCACCGGAGTGCGGTGACCATCCGTGGATTCAGGAGGAGCTGTGGCTACCATTCGCCCGTGTCAATGGTGCGGCGCCGTCGGGCAGTGTTATCGTGGGTGCCGTTGCGCCGCCTGCCGTGATCCCATCCGGTGGGAACGGCACCGCACCGGGCGCCCCCGCGCCTATCGTGCATGGTGGATTCGGCAAGTTGACGGGCGTCGCACCGGAAATCGTTGACCGGTTCATTGAACGGCACCGCGTGGAGTTAGTGCGGGCGCGGGAACTGCAAGATTCGATCGCGCATCTAATCGCCGCCTGCAAGTACGGCGAACACGCGGCGCGCACGGTATCGGTGTTGGCGGCGGAGCATTCTGCCGTCGTCACCCACGAAATGGGTCTAAAGCCGCTCTATACAATCGACTTAGCTCTTGCCGTAAAGGACGGGCTCCTAGCACCGGCTATGATGGCGGTGCAGTTTCTTGTGAGTGGCGAATCGGCTACGGCACTCGCCAGATCGTTTTCGGGCATCCGGGGTCGACGAAACTTGCGGGTTGTCGTCGGACCTTATGAGTTACAGCGGTGCGAGGGGGCGGGCGTGCTGGTGCTCGACGACGAACCGGTCGACCTTGGTTTGCCGTCGGTTGTGCCGGTGCTACGCCTCGCGGAGTTAGCCGGTGGACGCGCGCTCCGCGACGCAATCGGTGCGCAGGTGATCGGTCCCCATCCGGTATGGCGGTGACCCCTGCCGCGCCGCCGTCCCTCGTTGACGCCCGCGCCGAACGGGCGTTGCTGGGCGTGCTCATGCGCGAACCGCGCCGATTCGCCGACGCGCGGATCCGCCGCGCCCTCTTTGCGATGCCGCCGCACGTCAAGGTGTTCGACGCCTTGCGCGCCGCGCACGAACGCGGCGAGCTCGGGGGCGACGTGTCGACCGCGTCGGCAGTCGTCGAGGCGGTGCCGTTCCTCGACGCGCCCCGGTTGTTCGTGGTCGAGGCGTGGGAAGATGCCGACGACGTGATCGCCGAGGCGGTGATCGGGCACCTCGTGCGCCTCGGCAAGCGGCGGGTGACCAAGCAACTCGCCCTCGGACTCGCCGCCGTCGCCGACACGCCGTCACCGGGCGAGGACCGCGAAACCCTGGCGACGATCGGCGCACGGGTGTCGGCGCTCGCCGACCCGCCCGCCGAGGATTCCCCGTTCGCCGTCGCCGATACGATCCTGCCGCGCCGAGTCGCGTGGTTGTGGGATCGGCGGATTCCGTTCGGCAAAGTCACCCTCGTCGAGGGCGATCCCGGCCTCGGCAAGTCGACGTTGACCCTCGACGTCGCGGCGCGGGTCACGCGGGGCGCGCCACAAGAGGGCGACACGACGGCATGGGATCCCGGCGGCGTCGTCCTCGTCGGCGCCGAGGACGGGTTAGACGACACGTTGCGCCCGCGCCTCGAAGCGGCGGGCGCCGACTTGCACCGCGTCGCCGCCTTCAAACTCGACCGCCTGCCGATCCTGCCGACCGAGCTCGGGACGGTGCGCGCCGCGATGCGCGCGGTCGACGCCGTGCTTGTGATTCTCGACCCCCTCGCGGCGCTCCTCGCGTCCTCGGTCGATTCCTACCGCGATCAAGACGTGCGCCGCGTCCTCGCCGCCCTCGCCGGCCTCGCCGACGACACGGGCGCCGCCGTCGTGATCGTGCGCCACCTCACCAAGCAAGCCGGTCCCAAGGCGCTCTATCGCGGCGGCGGGTCGATCGGGATTGCAGGCGCCGCCCGCTCGGTGCTACTCGTCGCCGCCGATCCCGATGAGAACACCGAGCAACGCGTGCTCGCCCCCGTCAAGTCGAACCTGTGCGCACCCGCCGCCCCCTTACGATTCTCGCTCGAACCACTCGGCGACGCGGTGCGAGTGACGTGGCACGGCGAATCGACCCGGACCGCCGACGACCTCGTGAAGGCACCCGGTGCCGACGAGGATGATCGCTCCGCGTCGATTGGTGAAGCGGTCGCGGTTTTGCAAACGTTACTCGGGGTACACGGCGCCGTCGCCGCCGATACCGCCGAACGGGAGCGCCGTCGCCTCGGTATCTCGGAATATGCTTGGCGGCGCGCACGGCACCGGTTGCTCCTCGAAACATCGAAGGAAGGATTTTCCGGCGGGTGGGTGTTACGCTCGCCGTTGAACGGGAGAGGGCAGTAAAGCAGCGACACCCGCGAACGCATGTTTTTTCGCCCACCGTTCTCGGTGATCGTCGCCTTCGCCGAGATCGCCGCCTTGGGCGAAAATCAACTACTTACGACGCTCCCCATTTGGGGGGGGTGGTAAGGGGGGGGTGGTATGTGCGTTGCACGGCACGAAGGCGACGACGTCGACCACGAAGGCGACGAATGTCGGTGTCGAAGGCGACGACGCATAGACCTTTGAATTATGGCGAAGGCGTCGACAAATGCCGAAGGCGTCGAAATGTCCCCAACTATGTGCGAGGTCGAAAAAATCCGCGTTTCGGGTGTGGCTGATTGTTGGCACCGCCGACGGTGCCAGGATAGGGGGTGCGCAATGTCGACCTTGTGGGCAGGTTCGTTGTTCGGCGCGAAAACGGGCAAGGGGTTGGTCGAGCTCTCCGAGGTCGACGAGGCGGGCGCCGTCGTGTGGCGCCGGCAATGCACCCCCGACGAGGCACGCGATCACGCCTTGCGGATCCTAGAGGCGGCGAGCGCCGCCGAGCTCGACGCCCTCATCGTGCGGTGGTTGACGGCGCCGCCGTTCAGTCTCGACGTCGAGGGCGCGGCACACGTGCTCGTCGAGTTTCGCCGCCTGCGCGACGCCGAACGCGCCGGGTAGCCCATGACGGTTGCGCCCCGTGGTAGACTGCCGCCCATGACCCACCACGCGGCAACCCTCGCGGCGTTCGCGGTGTTCGTCCTCGCGACCGTGTGGCCCGCCTTGCCGCCCCCGTTCCAACGCATGCCGTTCAACTTGACCGCCCTCGGACTCGCGGTGCTCACCCTCGCCCTCGTCGCGTGACCCCATGGGCGTCGAGGTGCGCGTCGAAATGCAGACCGACATTTTGCGCGCGATCGCGGACTCGGTGTCCGATCCGGGGTTTCGCGACCTCGCCGCCCGCGCCTTGAACGACACCGTTGCCGACGCCGAACGCCAAACCGCCACGTTGCTCGGACCGTTCATGCCGGGGTTGCGCCCGAGCGACATCACCGCCGCCCTCTCGACCACCCCCGCGCGCCCCGAACACCTCTCGGCGTCGCTCGTCGGCGGCGGCAAGGCGTTGCCCATGATCCGGTTTCAACCCCGTGCCAGTCGCGCCGAGGGCGTCACGATCACGATTGCCGGCAAAACCGAACGCTACCGGCACGCGTTCCTCGCGACCGTCAAACACGGGCACGAGGGCGTGTTTGAGCGCAAAGGACGCGAGCGGTTGCCCATTCGCGAGCTCTACGGCCCGTCGGTGCACGGCATGATGGCACGCACCGACGTGTTGCCCCGGATCACCGCCGAATTGGAAAGCGACTTGCTCGCGAACCTCGCCCGCCAACTCGACCGCGCCGTGCGCCGTGCCGGCGGGCATCCGGCGGGCGCCTAGCGTCGCGCCGTCGGCGTCGCTATACGCGACGGTGCCTCACCACCCCACCACCCGGCACGTGCTCGCCCTCGGGGCACGTGCCCCCACCGTGGGCCTCCCGTCGCGTGACACCGGGTTAGTGCCACACCTTGACGAGGATCGCCGCCACCGATCCGACGAGGACCGCGATCACCCCCCACAACGTTTGTTGGACGAACCGAATGTCGTCACGCACCGACCGGAACCCCTCGCGCATTTCGCCGCGGAGGGCGTCGAGCTCACGCGGGTGCACCGCCGGTTCGACCCGATCGCCACCCCCACCCCCGCCAACATGACCCGCTTGCATCGTAGGACGACCATACGACACCGCTAGGCGCGAGGGCGAGGCACAACCCCTAGTGCGCCCCGCCGCGCCCCTGTACCACCCCTAGTGCCGCGTGGCGCGCCGTGTGGTAGAGGGCGCGACAAGAGGGTTGCTCATGAACGCGCGCAAACGCCGGTCGTTGCCGCGATCGGCATTCGCCTATCCCCGCTCACGGGCCTATCCGATCGACACCCTTGCCCGTGCCCGCAACGCCCTCGCTCGGGCGGCGCAACCGCACACCAAGGGCACCTATGCCCACGTCGCGGCGGCGGTCCGACGCCGATGGGGCACCAAGGTCAAATCCGTCGCGCGTTCCCGAGGTCGGCGTCGGTGACCGTGTTCGACGTCGTGGTCGCCCTCGTGATCGTCGGCGGGGTACTCGCGGGCGGGGTGTACCTGCAACGTCTCTACCGACCCGCCCGCATGCCACCACCCGACGACCGCCCGCCGCCCTCGGATACCCCGCCACCGTGACCCGCCGCGTGGTGGTGGTCGAGGTCGCCGGCATCCGGTGCGAACGGCGGGCGCCGCACCCGACGCCACTCGACGATGGTGGCGGCGGCGCCGTGAGACGGGTCCTTCCGACCGACCCCCCAAGGGCGAGGCGGCGCC